AAAGATTTTTTCTTTTTTACCTTCATTTTTTTCTTTTTCATCATCGATTTTCTCCTTCGTATTTTTCTATTTCAATATTAGGCATCATTTTATCTACATTTGGTACAGATTTACTTAATATTGTTTTTTCTATTGATGTATTAGCTCTTAGTTTTGCTAATTTTTCGTTCTGATCCAACTTCTCTTGCTTATCTTGTCGGTTCATCATGGCTTTCATACGGTCAAGATTAATTCTTTCTTGGCCTTCACGTTTTTTACGTTCATCATCCATTGCTCTTAAGTCTAATTCTCTTGCTCTTAGTTTTGCAATTGGATCGTTTCCAAAACCTGATGTGACTTCTCGCTCTTCTTTTAAGAATTCTTCCATCATCTCTGCAATCAACACAGCTTTTCTCGCTTCAATTTTTTGTTGAAGCTCTTGTCCTTGCATTTGAGTTTGAGGATTTTGCATCATCATTTGTAATTGTGGTAATTCTTGTTGAAACTCTAATTCAATTTGTTCTTGTGCCATTAAACTAATGTGTTCAAAAATATTTTTTTCCATAGCAGCTGTCACCATTGGATTATTTCTAGCAATATTAGTTGCCATAAAATTTAAGTGTGATGTAATGTGTGCTCGGTGATCTTGACCAGGAAAAGCTTGAAAAGGTTTTCCAGACAGAGCCATAATATTTTCTAAACTTGGATCTAATGGTTGTGGCTGTTGTGGTTTAATTAACAGCTGATCAATATCTTTTACTCCTAATGCTTCATACATATTTCTATACGCATTATACATGTTGTGCATTTGTGGATTAGATGTTGCCAGTTGCAACTCCGTTTGCGCGAGGGATATACGCTGAGTTTGTGAAAAGATGTTGGGATCGGCAACTGGCACAATATCTACCCGATCATCAAAGTCTTGTTGTTTAATCATCCTTTGACCCCCAACTACGTCGTACGGATATTCCGGTGGTAGATATAATTTGAATACTCTTGCTAATAATTTAAATTCTTGTTTAAGAGCAGAGTAAATTCTTTTGTGAATAGCAGACATAGTTCTGCTGCCTCTTTCAAGAAGAGCTACAGTAGTTCCAACAGCTGCTTGTTGATTACCATCACCAACTTGTAAATCTGCAATCGATGCAAATCTTTGACCAGCTTGAACAACAATACCCATTAAATTTAATAAAGTTGCAGACGGTTCTTTGAATGGCAACATCATAAATGAATCTTTTAAATTACCGCCAGGTGCATCTACATCTCTAAACTCACCAGGTTGAATAGATTGCGCATCATCTCTAATTCTAATGCCACGCATTTTAAATCCTGCGGGTAGGTTGGAGAGCGTACCCGCATCCAATAATTGACGAAGAGCTGCTGTTGCAGTTCTAGACAGACCACCAATCATATGGATGAGACCGAAGCCATAAAATCCTAAACCCGGTAAAAATTTAAAGTGGGTGAAATATGGAATTTTATTTTTGTTCGGATCTCCAATTTCATAATTTCTTCTAATAGCTAAAACTTTTCTTGTAGCTAATTCTACTGTGACAATGTATGGAATTTTTATTCCTGAAGGTTCACCTGTTTCATCAGTGTGTTCAAAACCTTCTAAATCTAAATTAACATGACATTCTATCAAAGTATAAATATCATCGTCTTTAGATTTTCTTTGTCCTTCAAGTTCTCTTTCTTTTTTCTCTACATCGTTTTCTTCATAGCCAGGTGTACCAAGTTCTATATCTAAATAGAAACCACCAACCTGTTGTTTTCTTAAATCGTTTTTAGAAACTTTAATCCGGTGAATGACTGCCTCCGCATCGTCTAATGAGGTAGCTGAGTACGGGACAATCAAATCGTCCGCCGGAACAAACTTTGATACTGCTCTTCCTTCAAGTTCATCATAATAAACTTTTTTAAATGCTGAACCTGCCAGAGGTAAATAGAAAAGCATTTGATCAAAGTCGGGCTCATAGTCTTTCATTTTTTCCATGAGCTCATAATTCATATAGTCTTTAACACGTTCTGCTTGTTGTGCCTTGTCTGGATTTGGTGCACCGACTACTTGTGTTCTAACGGGTCCGTTAGCCGGTAATAATTCTTTGTAAGCTAAAGCTTGAAACTGTGTGACTGCTTCTGCTAAAACAGGATGCGTTGCACCACTTGCACCTTGAAAAGGTTCTGTTCTCATATCGTATTTAAATCCTAAAAGATCTAAACCTTTTGTATAAGAACTTTCCCAATCTTTTCTGGACATATTGTAGTCCATATATTTTTGAGTTAAGTCTGAACCTAATTCATTTAAAACTTCGTCTGGTAAAAATTCTGCTAAGTTTGCGTAATGCTCATCACCACCTTCGGGTTGAGCTGCGTTTGGATCAAAGTCTACTTCTACTGATCCATCTTCTTGTTCTGTGACTTCGACAGGACCTTTAATTTCTTCTTGTGCTTCAATAGAAGTTTCTACTGCTTCATTGATTTCTTCTTCACCCGGAATATTAACGCTGCCTCTTGGACCTTGCGTCAAGGACTTGTCTATTTTGTCTGCCATTTATTTTCTCCAATTTAACTGTTTTAACAGTATTATAATTAATTTTCAACCCCTGTGGCGTGGGTCCTGATTCAGGCGGCAGGAGCCAATACTTAGGGTAGCTTGATGTTTTTGATCTGGTCATTGTATTTCCCGAATGTTGTTTGTCCTACTTCTTCAAAATCGTCTGTCATTTGTGCTAAATCCTTTGCTCGTTCTTGTGCAGCAAACTCTGGATCAGTTCTTCTCATATAGTTGTTAATTGCTACATTTGGATCACCAGAATCTACAGCCAGAACTTTATCAAGTAATGATAATTCTATACCTTGTTCTTTGGCTAGAGCTTGAGCATCAAACAAAGCTTTAGTACCAAATGCATACCCTATTGGTTTTATAACTTTACCAACTCCTTTTAAAACCTTACCTGTTCCTGAAAGTATTTTATCTTGTAATCCAGCTGATTGAAATTTATTTAAATCTGAAATCATTTGTTTTTTTAATCCTTTGATTTCATTTTTTGATAAATCTGCAAGCACTCTACCATCTTTAATTTCACTTCCTCCAAATTTTTTACCTTTAAAACCTGTCACATTTTTATTAGTATCAAAAGTCGGAACTACTTCATTAAAACCAATTAATTTTCTATATTCTTTTGGTAATTTTGATTTAACCTCTGTAATAATAGCTCTACCTTTTTTATTTTCTGCTTTTATTTTTTTTAAATAATCTTCGGGTTTTGTTTCAATTAAATTAAGAATATTTTCTCCTATATTATTTAATTTTTTATTGTAAGGAGCTAATCTTCTATTCATTTTTTTAGAAATAATTGCAACGTCACTTGTATCTAAAGCTATGGGTCCACCAATATTCATAATGTGATGAAATTCAAAATCACCAAAGGCGTTAAAATTAAATGGAGCATTTCTTTTTAAAAATTTTTGTCTTTTTACGTATGCTTTGGTTTGTGGTGCATTTGGATCTGCAGGTTTTGTTAATCCTAATGTCTTTCTTCTATCTAACGCTTTTTGTGCCTCTGCTTTAGTTTTATAATATTGAATTCCTTGGAGATCTTTCGGTATCTCAGTTATAAGAGCATCTGTTGTTTTAAAATCAATTTTAAATTTTGCATCTTTAGGTATGTTATATTTTAATTTACCAGTATCTTTAAATCTTGTTGTTCTATCTATATCTCTTACCTCTCTTATTACTTGATATTGTTCTGCTCTTGGTTTACCAAAAAATTCACCTCTTTGATTTATAGCTGCTGCTCTTTCTGCATAGGGTACTTCTTTTATAAGTCCTTGTGCTTTTAATGCTGTTATTCTCTTTCCAATTGGTGCTCTACTAAATTTAATTCCAAATTCTGCTGTTAATTTATCAGCAATTGCTTGTGCACCTAGTTTATCTACTTGATGTAATTGTATTATTCTTTTTTCTATTTCAGGGGCATAAGGTTTTCTAAAAGCGCTTTTACTTGGTGTTCCATCTTGAAACTCTGCTCGTCCACCCTCAGAAAAAGATTTTTTAAGAACAAGTTCTATGTTTTCAAAATCTTTATCTGTTTTGATTTGAAACTTTTCACCTTTAGGGTCTCCGATACCCAAGATAAAATTAATAACATCTTCTTTTCCTACAGTGTCTTTAAAAAGAGTATCACCCTCTGGATTAACAACATCTATTTTAACTTTACCTTTATCTAATTCAGCACCACCAAAAAATTTATCTCCTTCGAGTAAACCAGTCACTCCGTAATTTAAATCTCTTTCAGAAACTTTTACGCCAGAGCCAACTTCTTGTTCACTTTGCATACCACTAGCTCTTGGATATAATTTTAATTTTGGTGTACCATCAGCAAAATCTTTTCGTAGTTGTTGTTGTCTACCTAAATTTTCATAAGAAAGTTTTAAATCTTTTACAATTTTAATTGCTTCATCAGCAGTAAAAGTTCCATCTGCTATTCCTTGTTTAGTGTAGTCATCTAGAATAGATCTAATATCATCAATAGGCATAGCTTTAGCTGCGTAGGCTCCCATATAAATATTTGCTTTTTCTTTGAACTGATCAAGCGTAAAAGGATTTTCTTTTGGTGATGTGCCTTCAGATAAAAAAGTTCTATCTAGCAATTCTACTTTAAGTTTTGATTTTTGTTTTTGAGATTCAGTAGGTGATTCAATGTACGAAGTTATCGCCTTCCCATAATCAGCGATCTTCATATTAAACTCCTAGGATAGCAGGTAATCCTCCAGCAGCTACGCCAGCTCTGCCTTGATCTCTTTCTATTCTTAGAAAGTCGTCTATATCCATAATTGGAAATCCAGGCATTTGTTCATTCATTTGGTATTTGTAATTTTCGTAAGCATCAATATCATCTTGATCGTAATCACCAGGTTTGTAAGAAGCTAGCATTACGTTAGATTTATTTGAATCTGGACCTAGGTTAGGTAAACTCATAGCACCATATTCATCCATGTAAAAATCTTTTATCTCTTCAAGAGATCTTGGTCTTCTACCTTTTTTCTTAATAAATTCTTTTACAACTAGTTCTATGTTAACATCCATGTCTTTAGCTGCTGCTAGTTTCCTGATGCCTGTTGCAGGCATAGGTTGTTTCATTCGATCTCTCATTGGATCCTCTTCTACACCTTCTACACTTCCTTTTATAATTTTTTCAAAATCTCCCATAGGGTCCATATCGATCTCCTTAATTTTTATATTATTACCTTTTATATAGTCAGTCAAGGTTGAATAACCTTGATTGTCCAAGTTGTAAGAATCTATTACATCTGCGTATGTTTCAAATTCCATTAGTAGTATGTCCTTTGTTTAGGTGGTGTTATTTCTTCCTGATAATCTTCAGGATGCTGGATTAGACCACCTTGTCTAAATCTCATCACAGCTTGTGTCATAGAATCCACTAAGTCATCATGATCACCATAAGGAAAAGCTGCACATTCCTCAATGACTTCTTGCGCGAACTCCATTTCTTTGGGCGCCCATATCAGTCCCGACTCAAAGAGCGGAGACACTGCGTTTACTCTAGTATGCTTATCATTGCCTTTACTAGGTGTAAAATTTATAACAGGAATTCCCATCTTACGCAACTCATAAGTTAGAGGTAGTCCAGATGCTTTTGATTCTATAATGACTGTTTCAGGATTCCAGTATCCGTATTGTTCAAGAGCAATACGCCTTAATTCAGGGAACTCGTATCTACCTTTTAAACTATCAATTAAAATTAAATTAGGTGGGTCATCTTCTGATGGACGAAAAACACCCCAAGTTGTAATTGCAGAGTAGTCTGCAGATTGTTTTTTCATAAAAGCTGTATCATAAGATTGTATCACATGTTCTAAAGCAGGTAAGTCTTCATCTTCCCAAGATCTCCACCACTCACGTTTTATTAAAGCACCTTCTTCTGAAGTGGGGTTTTGCATATACTGTGCATTCCATTTTGATAACGGTATAGATGCTTTTACAGATTCTAAATCTTTTACATTCCAATACTCTGGCCAAACAGGTTTGCCTGAAGGCATAATTGCTGGAAACTCTACAATGTCCCATTGATCAGCTTTAACTTCTTTTTGAGCAGATAATAATCTGCCAGTTAAATCTTTTTCATTCCAGCGAGTCATAATTACAATTATAGATCCTCCAGGTTGAAGACGTTGTCGTGGTCCTGATGTATACCATTCGTAAGTTCGTTCTAGTGCTTGATTATTCATAGCGTCTTGCTCAGAATGTGGGTCATCAATTATTAACAGATCTGCACCTCTTCCTGTAATTGCTGAACCTACACCGGCTGCATAATATTCACCACCTTGAGCAGTTTCCCATTTACCAGCAGCTTGTGAATCTTCTCTAAGTTTTGTTTGAAATACTTTTTGATATTCAGGGGAATCAATAAGAGCTTTGGCTTTTCGACCAAATCGTACAGATAATTCTGTTGTGTTTGTAGACTGAATAATTTTTAATTTAGGATTTCTACCTACCATCCAAGCAGGTAATAAATAAGATCCAAATTCAGATTTAGTATGCCTTGGTGGCATATTAATAATTAGTCTTTTAATCTCGCCGGATGCAAGTTTATTAAACTTGTCTGCAATTTCTTTATGATGAGATCCTTCAATAAAATCTGGCCAGACATGTTTTACAAAAGATAAAAAATCGTTTTGAATATCGGATTGTTTTTTCTTCTCACCATACTTATTAGCTAAAAGTGCAAACTCTCTTCTAACATCAGCAGGTAGTTTATCTAAGTTCTGTATAAATTTTTCATTCATAAAAATTTTTTGCAAAATTTTTTTACAAGTATTTTGAAAACTTATAAAGTATTTTATCACTATCTATCTAAAAAACCTAGCATAAATACGTTGCTCTGGGACCCCTAGTCTGTATATAAAAAAAAGATTATTTAAAATTTTTAAAAATTTAGAATGCGCGTGGTACCTCTATGGCCCGGCCGTTGTGGCGCTGCCCGAGCTATGCAGTTTTTACATAGGGTCTGGGATTATCCCAGACCCTATATGTTGTTAATCTAATAACACCATGTAAGCTTTGGCGTTGTGCTGTCTAAACCAATCTAAATGCTTACGCATTATATCCCAATGTTTAGACATACCATGACCTTTAACTTTGTCATCTAGTGTCGCCATTACTTCAGCAAGAAAAATACAATCGTGCCTTCTTGCTTCTTCTTTAGTTAATTTAATAGACTCACCTGTAAATCTATTTTTTCTTTCTTCTGTTCTTTCATTTGTATTTGTTTTCATATCTAGGAACATATGGGATAAATCAAGCATTGTCAACCTTTGTTATTACTTTTGTTATATATGGATTGCCATTCCAATCGGTTTTAGTTTCTACCTCTATATCTATGGGGGTTTTAAGAGCCTCTAATCTTGGTGCTATTGCAATGACTTCTTTCCAATACTTATAAAAGAACTCAGTATAACAACCTTGACTACAGAACACAGACCAAACAGAATCTTTGTTCCATTGGTTTTGAGGAATCTTTCTGGTCCTCAAAACCTTTGAGCCTTTGACACCTCTTATTCTATCCTGTGTTTTATGTGTATGGCAGTTTGGACCATGACACCAATTATAATCAGTCATAACTTGGCACCGATAAAAAGATTGACATAAAACCAGCAAAGAAAATAAGCACAGGTAAAACACCAAAGCCACCTCTTAATGAAATTGCAAAAGCAATAATGCAAATTGCAAAGCCTAGTATTATCATTATTAATCTTCCTAATAAGTCAGCCATTAGTGCCTCACTTTCCACGTTTGTGATGCAGTTCTGTATCCATGTGCATCTAAGTCATAATAAACATAATAAGGTATTCCATTTTTACCAACGCCAAATCTAGACTTGTCATCATGTTTGCCTTGTCTTGTTATGTGCTTCTTATGTTTAGAAGCCCAGTAAGTTATATAAAATGTTTTAGTCATATTTCTCTCTTTCTGTTATGGGACTATCCTATGTTATAGAATAGTCCCTGTCAAGTATTTAATTTATA